TCGGTAATGGCGCTCTGCTTGAAGGCGTAGCAACAGCACTTCCCTCTGTCGCCAACATTGACATTCGTGGTAATGTTACGGCTCCCGGCAATATCACCGTTGCGGGACAAGTAAACGTTACAGGAAATGTTACAGCAGGGTATTTCCTCGGTAACGGATCGCTGCTCGAAGGAATAACTGCAACTTTACCAGCCATCGGCAATAGTGACATCAATGGCAACATTATAGGCAATTACGCAAATATGCATGACGTTGTAGGTATCACCGGAAACATAGGAAACGCACGTTTTTCGGGAGGTAATGTCGCAGTCAGTGGACAAATCAACGTTCTTGGAAACGTCGTAGCACCTTTCCTCATCGGCGACATCCGAGGCAACGTCGTCGGTGACTATGCCAACGTCATCACTGGAAACATCGGGAACACCAGGTTCGTAGGAGGCAACATCGCGGTCAGTGGACAAATCAACGTTCTCGGCAACGTCATAGCACCTTTCCATATCGGCGACATCCGAGGCAACGTCGTCGGTGACATCCGAGGCAACATTATCGGTGACTATGCAAACGTCATCACTGGAAACATCGGGAACACGCGGTTCGTAGGAGGCAACATCGCGGTCAGTGGACAAATCAACGTTCTCGGAAACGTATGGGCATCATTCTTCCGTGGAAACGGTTCGCTGCTCGAAGGAATAACGGCGACGGCTACGATACCATCCGTGATATCGGCGGATATCAACGGCAACATCATCGGCAATTACGCAAATATGCACAACATCGTTGGCGTCATTGGTAACATTGGTAACACTCGGCTCGTAGGAGGCAATGTCGCGGTCAGTGGACAAGTGAACGTTCTCGGAAATGTCGTAGCACGGAACTTCATAGGAAATGGGGCATTTTTGGAAGGGTTACCTTCTAGATATCTATCGGCAATACGCTCTACTAATCAAAAAATTACGGAAGGGTTTTGGGGAAACATTAACATCATTATGAATTCTGTCAGAGAATCCGCTGGTATCACATATAACTCGACAACCGGTATTATTACACTTGAGGGTGGTGTTACATATCGTATCACGGCACAGTTGGCTTTTTCTGGAACGACCGCGTACAATTCTTATGCATTTAGATTAGTCAATAGTTCTACGGGAGTTCAAATTGGCCAGGCTGCCGATCCAATCGGAGCAAATGCTTCTACTGGAAATACACCAGCGTCTGTTCTCGACTTAATACTCACACCTTCGACGACTACAAGTTATCGTTTGAGAATGGCTGACGGTTTAAATGTAGGTGGAGGTGAAGAATTGCGGTCTGCTGCAGGCACGTTTTTGACTATTGTAGGATTGGGTAGCGGATTTACCACCGGACTACCGACTACCGGTAACATCGATATGAGCGGTAACATCATAGGTAATTATGCAAATATGCACAATGTCATTGGTATTATCGGAAACATTGGCAACACACGTTTCGAAGGAGGCAATGTGGCAGTCAGTGGACAAGTCAACGTCAATGGACAAATAGTCGCTCTAGGGAATATATGGGCATCATTCTTCCGCGGTAATGGTTCGTTGCTCGAAGGAATAACAGCAACTTTACCAGCCGCCGGTAATAGTGACATCAGTGGAAACATCATCGGAAATTATGCCGATATGCACAACGTCGTCGGTGTCATCGGAAACATCGGGAACACACGATTTGCAGGAGGCAATATTGCGGTCAGTGGACAAATCAACGTCCTTGGCAACGTCGTAGCACCTTTCCATATCGGTGACATTCGAGGCAACATCGTCGGCGACGTCCGAGGCAACATCATCGGTGACTATGCCAACGTCATCACAGGAAACATTGGGAACACGCGGTTCGTAGGAGGCAATGTGGCGGTCAACGGACAAATCAACGCTCTTGGCAACGTCGTGGCACTGAACTTTATTGGCGACAACAGAGGCAACATCACCGGAGATTTTGCAAATGTTATCACGGGAAACATCGGGAATACCAGATTCGTAGGAGGCAATGTGGCAGTCAGCGGGCAAATCAATGTTCTCGGCAACGTCGTAACGCCATTCCTCATCGGCGACATTCGAGGCAACATTATCGGCGACTATGCCAACGTCATCACGGGAAACATAGGGAACACGCGGTTCGTAGGAGGCAATGTGGCGGTCAGTGGGCAAATCAATGTTCTCGGAAATATCATTGGGACAGATGGAATTTTTTCGGGTAATGTTGTGGCGACGAGAGACATAAGAGGAAGTAATACGATGACTCTCACATGTGCGGCTAACGCAAACGTTTTGACAGTCTCCGGGACGTCTCTGGATACGAATGGCTCTTCTCTTATACAAGTCACCACTTTGCGAGGCAACAATGAAAATTACTCCATGTTGCGTTTAGATAACGCAGGAGGGACGCTGATGAACGTCAATGGAAACGGCGAAATGTTTCTAAGTTGCCCGAGCTTATCAGATGCATTGAGTATTTCCTCGAAAGCCAATTCGTTTACAGGTACCGCGATAGACATCCAGGCAACAAGAATCGAATCAACCGGATTTAACTTCATCAAATGCAGAGCTGGCGCTGGAGCAACGACGCCATTCCTGGTGGATGGACAAGGAGGCATGAAAACAACGGGTAATGTCACCGCGGTCGATGGAATTTTTTCGAGTAACGTCGTAGCACTGAACTTTATTGGTACTACGGGGAACATAGGGAACGTGAGGATGGATTCGGACATCGTTACGGCACGAACTCATAAAATAATTGACGATTTTTATATCACAACGCTCATTAACTCCACTCCCGTCATATATTTCGATGTAGATGATTCTGTGTACTACGAACGAACGACTAATACGTATACTTTTCTCACGGAAGGTGTCGTAAGAACTACGATAGATAACAAAGGAAATTTGACCGCATCTGGAAACATCATTGGGAAAGATGGAATTTTTACGGGGAATGTGATCGCATCGGGTAATGTCACCGCGGCCGATGGAATTTTTTCGGGTAATGTCGTGGCGACGAGAGACATAAGAGGAAGTAATACGATGACTATCACGTGTGCGGCTAATGCCAATATTTTGACGGTCACTGGATCTACCACAAACTCGGGTGGTGCTTCTCTCATACAAGCCGTCTCTTTGCGAGGCAACGTTCCCACATATTCGTTATTGCGTTTAGACAACATAGGAGGAAGATTGTTGGACGTCAACGGAAACGGCGAAATGTCCATAACTTGCCCAACAACAACCGCAGATATGTTGAATATTACCGGAAGAACTAGTGCGTTTGTGGGTAATGCGATTAATATCGTTGTTCCGAAGTTATCTTTGACGGATTATTCCTTCATAAACTGCAGAAACACGAACGGTCCATTGTTCAATGTCGATGGGAGAGGAATGGTTTCAGTAACCACCTTCGTGAATTCAAACAATGTAGTTCTCTTCGCGAATTCTTCGTCCGGTTATGTATCCGATGTGTTAAGAATTCAAACGACGTTTGCAGGAGCGTCTGGGTGGAATGTGATATCCGCAAGAAATTCTGGCGGGAATGTGTTCAGAGTCAACGGGGTTGGCGGAGTGTTCGGCGTAGGGGCATATAATACATCCGGGGCCGATTATGCGGAAATGTTCGAGTGGGAAGATGGTAACAAATTGGGAGAGGACCGCAGAGGAACAACAGTTATTATAGGGAATAACGGCGCGATTCGCATAGCAAGTCTAATGGACAATCCTATAGATGTGATAGGTGTGGTATCGGTGAACCCGAGCGTGTTAGGAGACACCAAATGGAACGAATGGAGTGGACGATACTTGAGAGACAAATTCGGCGCAAAACTGTCGAATACCTTGTATTATATTTCAAATGTTTCGAACGAAACCGAAAGAGTGCGTTGTGGTATAAATGACACTCCTCCCGATGGTTACGAAAAGATTATAAGTAGCGAACATATCGAGAACCCGAACTATGACCCAAATATCAATTATACATCTAGAGAAAATCGCTCTGAGTGGTCTCCCATCGGTCTCGTAGGAAAACTCAGAGTCCTACCTGGGCAAATCGTAAACCCAGGATGGAAACTACTGAAAACTCACAAGCACGCAGATGGAGACACTTTAGAATATCTCGTTAAATAATTTATCGGGATTAGTATATATATGTTTGTGATCTTTGTAAAGCCTGGATGCCCATTTTGTAAAAAAGCATTGGCGAACCTTCGTAAGCATAAGATGGCGTTTACAAAAGTTGTGTGTAAAGACCAGGACGACTTGAAAACAAAAATTAAGCAGAAAAAACTGAGAGTTCCGAGTATCACGACCTTCCCTCGTGTGTATAAAGGAACCAAACTCATTGGCGGCTCCGACGACCTGGAAAAACTGTTAGGGTAAATTCGTTATTTTCGCCGGAAAAATATATTGAGTATAAATATATCCTCAATGGCCCCCGTCAAGAAGACTTACATCCTGGAGAACGACGCTGGCAAGGCTCTCGGTACATTCATCGGTGCAACTCCCGGCATAGCCGCAAAGAAGGCCGCCACTCGTGGTGTGACTGACATCATCCTGCGCGAGACCGGCGAGCACGACAAACGCCGCATTTACAAAGGCGAAGTCAAGACTCTGAACCCTCCTAAGCAAGTTATGATCGCCGGCAAGCCCGTCCTGATCTCCAAACAATCTGTGGCCAAGTTCATCAAGGTGGAGGCCAAGAAGCAGATGGAGTAAATATATAGGATATTAATCAAACCCGATATACACTAAATCCTGAGTTTTGAAAAAAAAATATTTGATATGAATATACACACAATGGCTCCCAAGAACATGCCCAAGAACAAGCCTACCGGCCGCAAAGATGCCAAGGGTCGCATTATCTTCAAGGGACCCCAGGGCGGCGAGTTCGTGCGCGGCGCAGGCGGTAAGAAATTAGCACCTGCCACTGGCTCTGCCAAGCGCGCTCGTTCCAAGAGTCCCAGTCGCCGTCGTTAAATATATTTTAACATAATATGAAGTCGTAAATATGATTCGAAAAGCGGCTTATTTGTCAGGAGGACCAAAATTTTCAAACTTGCACATGCCTCCGGAACTGACACTCGTTATCGCAGCTATACTCACTGGTCGAAAAGCTCTAGCAGACGTTAAACGTGTCGGATTTTGATATCATATGATTTGCCACAGATACATCAGCTCCCAATTTGCTAAGAACGTTCAAAATGGAATCATCAGCTCCTTTTTTGATCGTCGTAGTAGAATAATGTACTCCCTTGTTGTCCAGAGATTGCTTGGCCACTCCTTGTTCGACATGCCCTCTGCAGTATCCTCTACAAACCGCTTTTCGTCCGCATGGCTTATTCGTCGACGTGAAACCTTTGCATTTCGTTCCTCCAGATCCTAGAAGAGCGTGCTTATCCAATACATCATCCTTGTAATCATCGACGAGTTTTGTAAAGTCTAGGCCGTAATCTCTCGAAATCCTAAGCAGAATATCTTCTATCGCGCTCGAAACGATGATGTTCGTGAAATCTTCGAGCTTCTTCGCTCCGTTCACAACATCTTCGAGCGTCTTGGAGAAAGACATTTGTTTACAAGATGAAAAGAGTAGTTATGTTATACAAGGTGTCAATATGATTATGCCCACATATTGACACACCGGAGTATGTAATAACAAAATCGTTGTAATTGTAAATGATGTTTGAACACTTTGATGGTCGTAATCGTGGGACAATTGACCAGCATTTGTATGGGTTATACTTGATTACTCTAAATGATAAGAAATATGTAGGGCAGACGAATGACACATATCACAGATTTTCAAAACACATAAAACCTTACTCTGGTTGTAGATATCTCATCAATGCTATAAAAACATATGGCTGGGAGAATGCCAAGATAGAGATACTCCTGACAGATCTCACTCTAGAAGAAGCGAATAGATTAGAGACGCATTACATAGACACTCTGGGAACTCTTGTGCCAGATGGATATAACTTGACGAGAGGTGGTGATAACAATGAGTGGTGTGGCGAAGCAAAAGAAGCTCAAAGCGAGAGAATGAAAATAGTATGTGATACTCCTGAGTTTAGAGAAGCCAAAAGTATGGTGATGAAGAAACTACGAGAAGACCCGAATTTTATAGAAGCTATGAGACAAAGTCTAGATGAGTTCTGGACTAAGGAAGCAAGAGACGCCCAAAGTGATTTGATGAAGAAACAATGGGAAGACCGAGAATGGAGACAAAAACGCAGTGAGGACCAAAGTAGCCATATGATGGAACGATGGAGTGACGAAAACTATCACAGTAAGTTGTCTAGAACTCATAAGGAGAGGTATGAGAAAGAAGAAGAACGAGAGAAAGCAAGAAAGTCTCACGCTCATATGCGCAAGTTTACTGACGAAGAACTGATTGAGATGAACGATGAATTCAAAGGAAGTGTAGGAAAGCTGAGTGAGTATTTTGGCGTCAGTCAATGTGTCATTAGTAGACACAAGAAAAGTCTGGGACTTTCTGGCAAAAAATACAATAAATGAATAAAGTGATAATATTTGTGAGAAAACTATGTTACGTCAACGGCGTCGCGTTTATTTCCAAAAAAAAAATATTTTGTAATAATATCAAACATGGCAGGAGGCTTAAGTCAGCTCGTTGCGTATGGTGCTCAGGACGTGTACCTCAC